CAGCCCCGACCGACTGCGACTGCGGCCAGACCTGCGTCAACGGAGTGTGGAAACCCGACGGCCGCGTCGAACAGGTCTGCCGCTGCGGCTGCGAACGATGCAAGCGGCAGCGGCAACAGGGCCGGGTGCCGGAGTCGTGCCCAGACGGAAAATGTCGACCCTGAGTTGCTTCAAGGGTTCGGGCGGTCGTCTTTATCGTGCGAGAGGTTTCGGACAACTACCAACGCTCACAGGAGGGCATGATGCCCAGCCCCAAGCTCGCCAAGCTTCAGGATGAAGCGCCCGCCCTTCACAAGCAGATCGTCGACCTTCGCGCTCTCGAGCCGAAGGACGAGGCCGACGCCGTGTCGATCCAGGAGCGGCTGAAGGCCGCCGAGACCCGCGCCGCCGAAGTGGCCGTCGAGGCCGCCCGCGAGCGAGAACTGGACAACCGGCTCGAGGAACTGCGGAAGGTGACGGCGGCCACGCCCGCCTCCGCCCCCGCCGGCGAAGTCGAGAAGGCGACCCGGAAGGCTCCGGCCATCCACATCGCCAAGCGCGGCCCGGTGAAGGCGGAAGACCTGGTCGCTGGCGGCGCGTTCCTCCGGGCGATCGGCATGGGCGCGAAGGCGATCGACCTCCGCAACATGGGCGAGACCTCGCCCACCTATGACGGGGCCGGCGTCGAGCTGGTCTCCCCCGAGCTGTACCGCGGGTTCCTCGAGACGCTCGCCTACCAGTCGGTCGGCGTGCAGCTCGCGACCCTGTTCGAGACGACCTCGAACGAGTTCCAGATCCCGAAGATCGGCGACATCGAGGCCGACTGGGTCGAGGAGCTGACCGAGGTCGACGACGAGGCCCTCCCGACCAGCCGCGAGGACATCAAGCTCCACGAGGTCGGCCGTCTGGTCACGATCTCGCGGCGGCTCCTCGACGACGCGGCCGGGGTGGCGAACCTCGCGACCGTGTTTAATCGCCAGATCTCGATCGCGGTCGCGACCAAGATCGACAACGTCTGGCTCAACGGCGACGAGACCAAGGAGATCGACGGCCTGGTCGACCTGATCGACGAGGACAACGAGGTCGAGGCCGGCACCGACTTCGACGGTGGCGACCTGGCCGAGATCGTCGGCAAGATCGACACCCGGGCCGCGAACACGGCCTGGGTCGTGTCGGGCGAAGGCTGGACCCACATGCTCAAGTCGAGCGTGATCAGCCAGTCGACGCTCGTCGGCGATCGGGTGCTGCCGACGGTCATGGGTGCCCCGGTCTACCGGGTCCTGGGACTGCCGGCCGGCACGCTGGCCCTCTACGGCGACTTCGCCATGGCGACCGCGGTTGTGCTGAAGCAGAACGGCCTCGAGGTCGCGGCCTCCGAGCACGCGGCCTTCAAGTCGAACGGCATCGTCTACCGCGGCCTGCAGCGGTTCGGCCTGGCCAACCACGACCCGCAGTTCGTGGCCAAGCTGGTCTCCGCCGGCAGCTGAACGTGACACTCGCGCGATGCCCGGCGGGCGGCAGGGATGCCGCCCGCCGGGCCGTGGCGTTTCAGGAGGATCCCGTGGCCGCGCTCACTCCGATCCGCCTCCTGAAGACCTACAGGTCCGTGCCGCCGGGTCGGGTGATCCACGCGACCCCCGCCCTCGCTCGCCGCCTGGTCGAGGCCGGCCTGGCCACGACGGACGTCGATGGGAATCCGGACAAGCCGCGGGCCGCCGTGGAGCGGGCCGTGTGCGGTGCCGCCGCTGAATACCGGGGAGTGATCCAGTGACGCTAACGGCGAAGATCCTGCTCCAGATCCTGGCGACGGAGTCGAGCTCGTCGGACCTGTCTTCCACGACGCGCGTCACGAACGTCTCGCGGACGATCAACTTCGCGAACGGCACCGGGGAGAACCAGGCGGAGATCGTCTGGAGCGATTCGCGGACGATCGCAGCGGACGACGGCGACATTCTGGATTTTGGAGCTGGCCTGGCCGACGATCGCGGATCTGTGGAGTTCACCGCGATCAAAGCGATCTATATCCGAAACACTGGGACCGTTCCGCTTTCGTGGTTGTCGCTTGCGGATCCAGAGGACTGGGGGAGCGGCCCGCTCCAGGCGAGCGAAAGCGAAGGCCTTCAGATCGCGGCCGGCGGTGTCATGCTTCTGACGAATCCCAGCGCCGTTGGGTGGATCGTTGATAACGGCGACGAACAGCTTCAGTTCATCAACCATTCCGAGACCACCGCGGCCGCCTACGACATTATCCTGATCGGCGAGGGCACAATTACATGAGGCCCGACACCCTGAAGGTGCTGACGCCTCCGGCGTCCGAGCCGGTGACGCTCGACGAGGCGAAGGCCCAGATCGGCCTGATGCCGGACCAGGACGAACACGACACGCTCCTGGCCGGCCAGATCGCCACGGCCCGCCGGCTGATCGAGGCGCGGCTTGGGATCGCGATCCTGGCCACCGAATACCGGGCCACCTGGAAGGCCGCTCCGGCGGTCCTCCGGCTCCCGGCCCCGCCCCTGCTGACGGGCAGCGCCTACGGCCTGGTCGTCACCGCCGACGACGTCGAGCTGACCGAGGGCGACGACTACGAGGTCGAGGCCGACGCGGTCCCGGCCACGGTCGAGCTGTCGAAGGGGACCGGAAAACGGGTGGTCGTGACCTACTGGGCCGGGGTCGAGCCGGGCGATCCGATCGACCCGCTCCTCCGCTCCGCGATCCTGGCCTATGTCGACCACCAGTTCAACAATCGGGGCGTGATCGCGACCGACGGGTCGACCGAGCTTCCCCAGGCCTTCGACACCCTACTGGCCGCGAGCAGCTGGAACGGGGGCTGGTGATGGCCGTCCCCTCCGGCATCCTGACCGAGGTCTTCGAGATCCAGGAGCCCGTCTCGACGCGGAACGCCGCGGGCGAGAGCGTGACCACCTGGGAGGCCGTCCGCCAGGTCTACGGCTCCTATGAGGCCGTGAGCTATTCGGAGCAGGCCCGCCGCGGCCAGATCGGCGGCAACCTCCAGGCGACCGTCCGGATCCGGTACGTCGCCGGGGTGACCGGGCTGATGCGGCTCCGGTGGGTATCGCGGAACGACCGGATCCTGATGATCGCCGGGGTGGTCGAGCGGGGCCGCCGCGAGGAGCTCGAGCTGACCGTCGAGGAGCAGGCGACGTGATCACGCTGAACTGGCAGGGAATGCAGGGGGAGATCGGATCCCTGATGGGCCGATTCGATGCTCTGCCCCGGCACATCGCGAAAAAACACCTGAAGGCCGTCATGAAGCGGGTTCTCCGCCCGCAGGTCCCGCTCCTCAAACGGCTGACGCCGAAGGGCGGCACGAAAACGATCCAGTCGACGATCGTCCGCGGGCAGCGGAAGGACAACTTCAAGCGGCGCGGCGGGGCTCTGCGTCGGGCGGCCACCGTCAAATCAAAATACATCGGCAAGAACAAGTCTGGGGTCGTGTACGGGGTCGTCGGATTCAAGGCCGGATTCGAAAGCCGGAAGGCCATTTGGATCGACGGGGGCACGAAGTTCATCCGGCCCCGCGAGATCATGGAACAGTTCCGGCAGGCCTCGAAAGGCCCGGCCCAGTCGTTGCTGGTCTCGGAGATGAAGAAGGCCCTCGAGGCCGCCGCCCGTGAACTGGCCAGCGGCAAAAACTCCAACCCGAACTACCGGAGGCGGTGATGGGTTCCCCCCACGTCTGGCTGAAGGCCGCGATCGAGGACGCCACCGGCAGCGGCAGCGGTTACGAGGTCACGGCCTGGCCGGTGGAGATGACCGGAGCCGGCGACCCGCCCTACGTCATCTACAACCGCACGGCCACGATCCGGGAGCAGCTGCTGCCGGACGCCCTCGACGACCTCCCGGAGTTCGACGAGGTTCCGCCGGTGGCCACGTTCAACGTGGCGGTTTTCGCCGACTCCTACGTCCAGGCCTGGGAGATCGCCGACCAGATCACGGCCGCCATCCACAGGTTCAAGGGTTCGGCCGACGGCGAGACAATCGAAAAATGCCTCGTGGTGGACGTCGCCGACGGCGACTCCGGATTCCTCGAGGGCCGCGAACAGCCGACCTTCACCGTCGAGCTCACCGTCGAAATCACCTACCAGGAGTGACCCATGCCCGGCGACACCTTCACCACGAGCCACGGGACGACGTTCCAGTTCGACGGCAACACCTACAAGTGCATGGACATCTCCTACGAGGCATCCGCGCCCAGCCGCGAGCGGCTCGACATGACGACGCTCGACGTCGAGCACGGCGGGGAGGCCGTCATGGTGCTGGCCCCGATCGTGCCCAAGCGGGACCCGCGGAAGTTCACGATCGCCTACCGGTCGGTGGACAACACGGTGGCGATCGACGAGGGCACGGTCGGCGAGCTGGACACCGCCGACGGAACCGGGACCTACCGGGTGACCGCCTCCGGCCTGTCCCGCAAGACGAACGCATACGTCGAAGGTTCGGCCACGTTCGAGGAAGTGATCGACGGCGAGGAACAGGCCGGGTCCTGATCGGAGGGACCGATGCCCGGCTTCTACTCTTCGCAAGGGACCTCGGTTCTCTTCAACGGAATCCCGATCGGCTTCCTGACCGGCTTCGACACCGAGTCGAAAGCGGGGGAGACCCACGAGGTGACCCACGTCGGGAGCCCGGTCTTCGGGACCGGGGCCAATGCCCGCGTCGTCAAGCAGTACGACGTGACCAGCATCGAGCCGCCGACGCTCACGTTCACCTTCTGGGGGCCGCCGTCTTTCGCGTCGACGGACGCTGGACTCAAAGCCCAGATCGTGTTTGATAGCCCGGGCAACGTGATCTCGGGCGAGGCCATCCTGATGGCCTTCAACCACTCCGGCCGGTCGGGCCAGTGGTCGACCGGGACGGCCACGTTCCAACTCACCGGCGACCTGGAGTAACGGATGCTCTCCTTCGATGAACTGCTGAATCTCGCGGCGCTGAAAGGCGGACCGCTCGAGCTTGAGGTGAAGTCGCTGGGCGGCCGGAAGGTCTTCGTCCGCAACCCGTCGAGCGGCGACGTGGATCAGTGGCGGATGTGGTGCAACAAGCACCAAAGCGGGGACGCGCCGCTGGCGGCCCGGCTCGTCCAGTTGATGCTCTGCGACGAGCACGGCGAGCGGACGGTTCCCCAGACCGACGAGGCCCTGGAGGCCCTGGCCGCCAGCGAGCCGAAGGTGATCGACGAGATCGCCCGGTTCTGCGTCCCGCTCATGAACGACCCGACGGAGGAGCAGGTCGAAGAGGAAAAAAAAGACTGAGGGCGGACCCGTGGGAGCTGTTCACCTACCGGCTCGCCCTCGAGATGAACGAATGGGACGTGGAGGACTTCAAGCGGCGGATCACCCGCCGGCAGCTGCGGAAGTGGCTGGCGTTCTACCTGATCGAGCCCTGGGGCCAGCCCTGGCTCATGGCCGGTCGGATGACCAGCCTGATCCGGGCCGGGCTGGTGGGCAAGTTCGACAAGCACGACGAGGAGCGGTTCCTGATCACTTACCGGCAGGGCGACGAGTACCGGCCGAAGGTGTCCCTCACGGATGAGGAAATCAGCGGCCGGCTCGCGGCCCTGCCGGGCCTGAAGAAACGGAGTAAGCGGTGTCTCAGATCGGCAAGGTCTCGGCCGTCTTCACGGCCAACTCGAGCGGGCTCGTCACCGGCGTGAATCAGGCCGCGTCGTCCATGCGGCGGATGCAAGGCCAGGTGTCGTCGCTCGCGGGCAACATGCGGACGCTGGTCGCGATCCAGGGGGCCCAGTTCTTCGGCGGGATCGTGTCGGCGGCCGGGGGTTACGTTCGGTCGCTCGTGTCGATGGGCAACGCCCAGGCGCAGGTGATCGACAGCCAGAGCAAACTGGCGGCCCGGCTGGGAATGACCTACGGCGAGTTTTCGGGGCTGGCCCTCGCGGGCGACCTGGCCGGGGTTGGCATGGACACGATCGCCAACGCGGCGACGAAGGCCGACGTCGCGTTCGTGAAGGCCGTCAACGGGTCGGCCACGGCCCGCAAGTCGTTCGAGGGCCTGGGGCTGTCCCTGGAGGAACTGGGCGGCATGTCGGCCGCGGAGCGGTTCAAGTCGATCTCCGCCGCAATTGCTGCTCTGCCGACGGAGGCCCAGCGGTCGGCCGCGGCCGTTCAACTCTTCGGCCGGGCCGGGGCCCAGCTGCTCCCGCTGTTCGCCGGCGGGGCGGAAGGGATCGCCCAGGCCGCCGAGCAGGCCGAGCGGCTGGGGCTGTCGCTGACCACCGCCCAGGGCCAGGACGTGGAGGCCATGAACGACGCCTTCACGATGGCAGGAAAAGCGATTGATGGCATTGTCGGCCAGGTCACGGCCTATCTGGCCCCGGCGGTGAAGGGTGTCGCAGACACATTCACGAAAATGGTCGGCGACAACGGCGGGGCCACGATTGGCCAGCGGATCGGGGACGGGATCCTCCAGGGGGCGAGGTTCCTGGCCGGGATCGGGGACTGGCTGATCGCCAACTTTGGCAGCGTCTTTGAGTACCTGTCTTCCGTTGGCCAACAGTGGGGAGTCGTCATGGACTTCGCCCAGCGGGTCGGAAACTTCCTCTACGGCACGTTCAAGTTTTTTGAGGCTGTCGGAAACAGCGTGGGCGCGGCCATTGCGTGGGCGGCTTCGTTCTTCTCGAAGGCCGCGGCAGAAGGATCGAAACGCTATGCGGAAGCTGCGGCCGCAAACTTTTCCGAGGCTGGCCGAGCTATGAGCAATGCCTTCGGCTCCACGAGCTCGCCCGTCGGGGCGGCCATTGCCGGGCCACTCACGACGGCCCTCGACGCCACGATCGCCAAGGCTGAAAGATCCGCGGCGCAAGTTGAGGAGTCGGGCAAGGGCGCGGCAACTGAAATGGCTGCAGCCGTGGCGGCAGCCGTCGAGCCCCAGGCGATCAAGGGCATCGACAGCAGGTCGAGCGAAGGGGTGGCGGAGATGTTCCGTCTCATGCGGGGCGGGGACACCGTCCAGGAACAGCAGCTGTCGGTGCTCGAGCAGATCGCCGCCAACACGTCCGGCGGCGAAGACGACCTCGCGGTGGAGTTCTGAGCCATGGCCTGGGTCAACTACGAGCGGATCAACGAAGGGACCAGCCTCTCCGGCAAATACGGGGAGTCGATGCGGGCCACGGAGCGGTGGCAGATCCGCACGGACAGCCCCCTGACGAGCAAGGCGGAGATCCTGGCCGGGGTGACGGCGACGATCGGCTTGACCTACGGGACGGACCATTTCGACCTTCCGGCCCTGAAGGCCCAGGAGTTCGAGCTGTCGCCGGCCGGCCGGGACGGGATGCGGTGGACGCTGACGGTCCAGTATTACGCACCCCCGGCGGGGAAGGAGGTCACGGAGAACGGGATCCCGGAGGACGTCTGGGAACGGTCCGGCGGAGCGACCACCGTCCCGGCGTTCACCGATCGCGATGGGGAATCGATCGTGAACGCCGCGG